TATCTGTATCTGCTATAAATTCTATCAAACTTTTTTCACCCACTACAAAAGGATGGCTAGGCTTTAATTCTTTTGTATTTTCTACAGACACATCTATATTAACTCTGAACACTTCGTATCTTGCTCCTGAAACTAATGAGGTAACGTAACAATATAGTGTTACTATAGGAGTACTTCCTCCGCTTGTTTTAATTATATTTATCCATAACCAATCCAATAATGCTATAGAATTAGCTGCCACAAAGTAAAAAGCGTGTTGAGTAGAACCTGATGCAATAGGAATTTCGGCTTGAACAGTTGCAGAACTACTAGCTGTTAATGTGATTGTACCTTCATTATAACCAGTTGCTCCACAAGTATAAATGGCTACCCTATTCACGCCTAACCAAGTATTAGATGTTGTTACTGTTCCTACTCCATTTAAAGCTATTACTTCTAGTTGAGCCTCATAATTACCATCTACACCATAAATAATAATTTGCTTGGCTCCCGAACCTGCGGAATTTGTATCATTAGCACTACTAGATACTATGTCTAAAGTTTCAGCACTAGCTAATTTAGAAAAAAGACCACCCGAAGACCAAATAGTTTCATTAGCAGCAGAATCTATATCAGCATTATAACCCCATTTATTCCAAGTTTGATGTCCTTGTCTTCTACCTAAAGCAACTTCATAGTGATAATTAGTTGGTCTAGTAGAAATAGAATCATAATCTGGAGAAATAGTAGCTCCTATTGGAATATTTAAAATATCTGTATCAAATGATAATTTAGTTTGTAATCTAAAATATGTTTGATTACTAGCTGAAGTGTTTTCAAATGTTACCCTATAATATCCACGAGTTATAGTAAATCTATGTGGTGGATTAATATTAGCAGTTCTATAATATCTAGTTAAAGACGAATCTATATTAGTACCATCAGGAGAAAATTGTACTGTTAAAGTACCATCTTGGTCAGTAGCAGCAGCTATAATTAATGTTCCCTCAGCCTCTACATTAACCCAAGTACCTGTGTACGTACTACCAGAAGTAAGAGTAGCAGTACTACTATTATCCGAATCAATTCTACTTCTATTAGGTATATATGTCATACAATTATCCAGTTAGACCCAGTACTTACAATAGTAATAGCATCTGGGTTATATAATTTTAAATCAAGCTCTCCGTCAATAGTTTCAGAACCATTACCATCTACAGTAATAATACCAGTGCCAGAGTTCTTAATGATAAAAGGTTGACCTGTAATCCCCACCGCAGTAGGTAGGGTTACAGTAAATGTACCTGTCGTACAGTCAACTATATAGTCAGTCGTTAAGACTGTGTATGTTGTAGTTACAGCAATGTATGCATAGACAGGGGCAGACACAAAACTGGTGAGATACTCATCCAGAAGTTTTGCTACCTCATAGTCAACCCTACGAAACTCATCGTATTGGTATTGACCTACACGAGACCTATTAAATAGAATCTCATTTAATCTTGTCTTGAACTCTGCTGTAGTCATTCATTACCCTGCTTTAATGCGAAAGAGGCTAAATGAAGCATTTCCCAAAGTTGCACTAGTATCACCATCATCTCCAGTAAGAGTGATAGTAAAGGTAATTACGTCGTTTACTTCTAAATCTAGAATTATAGTACCACTTACAGGTACGACAGCACCTGCTGTTGTAGCAGCAGCTCCATCACCAGTTGTAAGTACTGATGTTCCATTAACCAAAACATCCAACTGTCCAGTAGCAGCAACAGAATCAGTAATAAACTGGATGAATCCAGATACATCAACTTTATAGAATCCTGCAGCTAAAATTTTAGTAGAGCCAGCAGTAGCATCAACAGTCACTCTATCATTTTCTCCTGCTGTAAAAGCAAGCGTAGAAGCTGTTGCATCTGTTAAAGCTAGTCCTTGAACAGTAAAGACACCCGAAGCGTATGGTACACAATCAACTGCATATTCTAGATTGCGAAGTCTTTTGTCAATATTGCCCCCATTTTCAGGGACGTAGTTTAATCCTTTCATGTGTGTTAATTTTTAAATAAATAAGGGGATAGGTTAGACCCATCCCCCTACCGTATTACGAAAACAATTGAAGATATAAATCCTTATCTATTACGCTACAGTTGTGTCCAATCCTGAGATTGCACTTGTAGACGTAGTAGGACATGCGATGATAGTTTTCCAAACACTTCGGAAGTAGTGTCCTGATGGAGCACCTTCGTGAAGGTCTTGGTGTTCAATCACATATAATTTGTGTGTTAAACTTGAATCTGTCAATGTACTTCTTCCTGTGTCAGGACGTAACATTCCAGATAGTCTGTACCAGTGGTCTTTTCCATAGCCAGTAGCTTCTTGCTCCAGTCCAAGAACGTAAGCTCCTGTACCTTCTGCAGCAACTGCAGCTCTGTTTTCAACCTCTGTGAAGTTACAATCCCATCCGCAATCTCCGTACATATCGAAGGTTACAACGTCAACATCCAATACATTTGTAGGCATTGAACAGTACTGCGCGATTGCAGGAATGTTCGCAATTACAGATACATTAGGACATCCGTTAGTAGTTGCAGTTGGTGTAGCAGCGTCATCTTCTCCAGATGCATCTAAAGTAGCTGCAGAAACATAAGTTCCAGCAATAGCAATATCGTAGTCACCAGCACCGTTACGAGTAACAGTTACAGTACCTCCTAGATTAGCTGCATCAAGAAATGCTTGCAGCTCGTCTTCTAATTCTGTTGCATCACCAGCAGCATCACCAGTATAATCACCTGAAGTGAATACAAAAGTTTCGCCACCAAATGTGAAGTTAGAATCAGCAGCAGAAGTTGCATAAGCACTAATGTCTACACTAGACCATGCTAAGTCATACTGAGTGTTCTTAGTTGCAGTCAAGAATGCATCCTTGTCATCATTGATTGCAGTAACAATCAGGTCAGCAAGTGCGTCGCAATCTCCACCACCACAAGTGTCACAGCTGTCATCACAGCAATCAGTAGTTACGTTGAAAGATTTGTACAATGGGTTCCATCCCATTGCTTGTGCAATTTGAGGAGAGTTGATATTTACTTTAATACAATACTCTGTCTCACAGTCTGTTGAAGTCCAAGTGAAGGACTTTTGTTGAGTAACAGCAGTAACAGCTGCTTGCTGTGTCATCTTCAGAGGTTGTGTTGTGTCGATGATAAGAGACTTTACAAAGCTCTCAGCCACCGCAGCAGTGTCAGTGATTTCACCATTAGCGTCAGTACCCAATGCGAAGAAATATTTTCCAGGCGTAAGGCTACTTAACCCTGTTGCTGGGTTTTGAGAAGTAAGAGTGTCTACATCATACAGTCCAATTTGACCTTGAAGTAAAACAATAGCACCAGTTGTAGGAGCGTACAGAGGAGACCCTGCAGCTTCTACAGCAGTATTAGCTAGTCCTGATAGTACTCTAAATACTCTAGTTTCCATATTAGTTTAAATTTAAAAGTTATTTGTTAATTTGTGTTTTAATATTTGCCATTTGTAGTCTTGGGTCACCCAAGTCAATAGTTGCTATCCTGATAGCTTCATCTACAATTTCACGGCAAAAGAAAGTAGATTGTATCTCGCAGTCTTGTTGTACTGCTGGAGTGCCATCTGGATGATTATAGCCTATGATTGTACCTGCTGAATTTTTAACCGCATTAGGGTTAGCCATTCTAACTGGTCTTTTCAAGTAGTCTATCTTTAATTCATCAATTGTGAAAGTTCCGTCTGAGTAGACATACACCTTGTCACCTGCAAATAAGATTGGAACTTCTCTCCACTCAAAAGAGGGTGAGTAAAACTCACTGACTAAAGCTTCACTAAGGTCATCAGTCTGTACAATTCGACAGATGAGTTCCTCTGTGTTACATCCTGTCTTAGTAGCATTTACTACTGAGCGCATGTGGTAGAGGTACTTTAGTCTATTATCAACTGTACCTAGTGTGCTTAAGTCAAAGATATACGCGTTCCCCTGTACTGTTGGTGTCGCAAGAGGTTGTGCTGCATCTTCTTCATGCTTAACTAGAAGTGGACGTAAGTCATCAATAAGTTTTTGTGAAGCCTCGAACCCTTTTACTTTACTTTTAATCAGAAGTTCTTGAGCCTCATTAAGGTATAAATCAATTTCTTCTGGTCTAAAGTTTCTGTATTTCTCCGAGTCTACCTTATTGTACTTCCGCTTGAAGTCAATATGCATTTCCTCTATTGTCATTAATTACCGAGTTTAGCGTGTTCTAATCTTTCTTTATAGGTCAAATAAGCGTCCTGCTTACTAGGTGAAAGGAAATAAGTGGTTAGAGCCTCTAAGTTTCCTTTATCTTCATCAGAGTCGAAGTAGTGGCCACCACGGATTCTCAAGATTCCGTACTGTACCAAATCAAAGATAAATGCTCTGATGGTTAATTTCTCTTTAGAGAATTCTGATTTAGAGAGGAAGTCGTCAACATTGTCTTCTAGAATAGTTGAGAGTTCAGCTTTAACATCAACATCTGACATCTCGTTTCCACCTTTTCCAAACATCTTAAGGAATTGTCTCTTTTCAGATGGTGACATCTCAGAGAAGATTGCATATGCTCTTTCTTTCTTCTCTGCTTTGTTAAGCTTTTTCTCTTGTTCTAGGACTTCATCTACAATGTAAAAATCAGTTTCTGGTGATACCTCAGCAAGTGAGTTAGCCACGAGAGGGTGATTTTGTAAAATGAGAATTTTTAGCCTGTCCTTTGGATGAGATTTACTGAATGTAGTAGGACCATCCTCAAGTTTAATATTGACCTCTTCTGACCAATAATCATTAGAGAGCGTTGGGGCTAATGTACCAGGAGCTAGTCCCAGTTCTTTTTCAAACTCCTCTTGAAGTTCCTTATTCCCTTCTAAACCTGTTTGGAGACCATTCTGTCCAGAGTACGCTTGTACTGTGGTGTTCGCCTCCATTACTTTGTTCTTGTTGAACTGTGATGTGTTAACCCATGGCTTTCTTCTAACCACAGGCATAACAATGATTTGATTGTTATCCATAATATATCTTCGTTTTTGTTTTAGTTAAGAAAGAAAGTGGAGTGGGAGGATTCCCACCCCAATCTCTTAATATTCATTAGGCAGATACAGACAATCTCAACTGTCCACATCTAGATACGTCTACGATTTGTACACCTGCTTCTTCATACTCAATCATAGTGTACGCGTCCTCAGAGTTACTCATCATAGCTCCATTAGAAGGACCGTAAGGTGTAGTCAGACCAGAAACATATCCTGATTTCTTAGTTCCTTGCAGAAGGAATAAGTTACCATTTCCTGTTTTATCGCTAAGGTCAAAGAAAGTGAATTTCTGAGACTCAGCTGGTTTACCTGTTACAGGGTCAATCAACCACTGCTTAGATGTGTCATCATAGCATGGGTTGTAAGCGATATCAAAGATGATTCCATTAGGACCACGATATCTTACAAACTGACGACCAAATTCTTTAGCATTCACATTGAACTCAGAACCAGCAGCATCACCGATGATACTAGTATCCATAGTTAAGAATTTGTTGGCATCGTCAGCAAGAGCTCTGTGAAGAGCCAATGCACCGTACTCACCAGTGTAACCAATTACGTGACGGCTATTGAATCCTACACGGTTGTAGAAGATATCCATCAAGTATTCTTGGATAAGCTTAGTAGTAAGCTTGTTGTAGTAGTGAAGGTGTCCACTTTCCATCAGCTGCTCAATACCAGCACCAGTTCTCACTGGACGGCCAGTAGTGTCAGGAGTGTTGTTAGACTCTCTTCCGTACCACAGAAGCATTTCTTTTTCTCTTGCGAACTGAGCTTTGAACTCAGCATCAGCGTAGTTAATCCATTTTGAATCGTGAATCTTTCCAGTTTCATCCATCAATGCAATTTCCAATACTCCCTTCATATGAGCATCCCCAGTAATCTTATATTCTTTCTTGATTAAAGATGTTTGAGTTTGCAGAGAGAAAGGCATTGCGAAATGTACACTACCTGCGCTGTCAGAACCTTCTCCGTAAGTAGAGAATAGTTTTGCGAAGCGTTGACCAGGAGCTACATATGAACTTGGCAGATAAAGGCTTTGGTCGTCTTCAAGGAATTGTACACCATAGATGTATCCATTACCATCTTTGTAAGGTGCTACTTGAACACGAAGTAAGTACTTCTTGTTTGCAGGAGCAATTACGTCCCCTACTTTCCACCAGTTAGTATCAAACTTCAGATTGAAGATTGACTGACCTTTTCCTTTATAAACGTCAGTAGGACTCACGTCCTCAACGATTACAAGAGGGCGGTCAGATGCACCCATAAGTTCCCACTCGATGACATCTTGTGTCATTTTCTTAACATTCTTAGGAGAAGCAGCCCCATACGCTTGCATAGGGTTATACATATTCTTCTTAGAAATGAACTGTCTTTCGAGTCTTCGGGACAATTTCTCAGTAGTAACCAACCCAGCATTAGCCAAGTGATTCATTTCTGTATCATTAGCGTGCCATGGACGGAACCTGAATTTAGTCGTTAGATTTGCAGTTGCCATTCTTGTTTGTTAATTTATTAATTTAATGTTTCCCAATCAAGGTCATCGAATGAATGTGAACCTCCTCTTGGTTTTTTACTCTTTCCACCAGACCCTGACAGTTTAGTACTAGTGCTGTTACTACGGTGTCTCTTACCTAAGTCAGCCAACTTTCTATTACGGTCTGTTATTGCTTTCTTTTGAATTGGGTCAGACCCATACTTCATAATTAAAGCGTCAAAAATGAGGTCTTCTGTTTTAGCTGCCTCATCTTGATTTCTTTTAATCTTATCAGCCATATATTGAGAAATCTTAACTGTCTGACCATTCTGTTCAAATGGTACTGTTTTCTTAAACATGTAGTCAAGAATCTCTTGCTTTTGCTGTTTAGTTTTTAGAGGGAAGTTTCTTACAGCCTCTTGTTTCTGTACGAAGTCTTCAAGGTTTTGTGTGAACTGTTCCTCTTGTTTACGTCTTGCTTCGAGTGCTCTAGCCTCTTGCTCAATCAACGCTTGTTTATCAGCTTCTTTCTTTTGAGTGAAGAACTCTTGTGCATCTTTAGCATCAATTTCCAATTCTTCTAAATCCTCAGATGTTTCAATCAACTTAGTGATTTTAGCTTCAGAGAAACCCTTAGCTTTATAAAACTCAGAAAGCACTCGCTTAGCATTCTCTTTATCAGAGATGTCGAGTGTTGAGAAATCTGATTGTGCGTTGACCGCTATATACCTGCTAGGGTCACCACCTGCCTCTAAGTATTCAATGTACTTACGAGAATCCTCTCCAAGTGAATCTTTGTAAGCCTGAACTTCTGAATCAATCTTACTCTGCACTGCATTCCAGATATCATCTCCTGATTCAAACTTAGTGTCTTCTGACACTGTTAAAATTCCCTTTTCTCCTAGAGTATTTCCAATGTAAGAGAAGATATCATCTTCCTCATCATCTTCTGTTTCCTCTGGCTCATCTACTACCTCTGGAGTTTCTTCTAACTCATCTTCAAATGTAGTATCTGGAGCTGGTGTTGGGTCTACCTCAGGTTCCTCTGTTGTATCTTTAGGAGCTGGAGTAGGTGTTGGAGGAGTCGTAGGTACGCCAAATCCATCTGGCATAAATGTGCTAGACTCATCGTCTAATAGCTCCCAAGGAGAGCCTGCATCGTCCAAAACGTCACTAAAAGTAATTTTACCTTCGTTGTTTTCCATAATTATAAGTTTTATTATTTATATTTACAAATTTTTTTTGTTTAAAGTTTTTGGATGTATAGCTATTTCGAAGTTGGCTTAGGTTTTGACCTAGCTATCTTTTCCTTAGACTTAATCTCTTCTTCTTTAACTCTAAGTTTCTCTAACTCAATATCCATCTTCTGTTGCATCTCTGTAGCTTTAAGGGCTAATTCTTCTCTCTTCATATTAGCTTCTTCCTCAAACTTAGCAATCTCAAGTGGGTCAGGAATATTGTTTCCATCAGAGTCCAGGTCTTCTTGGAACTTAAATGCTCCAATCTTAGCCACTTCAACTCTAGTAGCATTATCCATATCAATCTTATACTTCTCAAGTTCAAGCTTCATCATCTCTAACTGTTGCTTGGCTTCCTCAATCATCTTAGTCTGCTCAAGTTCCTGTTGTCCTTGTTGTGCTTGAATTTGCTGCATTCTTTCTTCACCTTCCTTAAGTGTTTCAATAAGCTCTCCAGGAGATGCGTTAGCTCTAATCATAGTAGCAATGGTAGAGAGTGTTGCAGATTGTGTTTGTACTGCAGCATGAGCAATTTGCTTAAGCTCCTCATACATACGCATATCATCAGATGAGTCTGAGATAAACACTGAGAAGTGGCAGAATGGAAGTTTATCTACGTCCATCTCTACTACTTTTCTAGAAAGGTCTGAGAGTGTATAAGCCAAGTGAGTCTTTGGATACTTATGATAACAGTTCTTAGCCATATTAAGTAACAGTTCCAAAGCAGCTTTCTTACCCAACTCGTGAGTAGCAAACCAAGGTTCTGTTGCATAATTAGACTGTAGAATCTGTTGTTGTGTAGTACCTACAAGCTCTCTACCTCCTTGTTGTCCCAATCTGGCATCATTCATACCAATCACTTTGGAACATTGTCTCTCAATATATTCTAGTAACTGTACCTTCTTATCAATAGACTGGGCTGCAGTCATATCAATATTCTTCCATGAGTTAAGGTCAGCACCTTGATTACCTTCTTCATTAGGGTTTACCCAAATGATATCATCAACCTCAAGATAGTGTTGCCACTTATCTAAGTCAATTCCCATTGATACAGGAATCTGATTAATGTTAGCAACCAATTTTCTCCCCTTATCAGAACTTAAATCCCTTTGTACCATTCTATGTACAATGTCATAGAAGTACTGGAAAGGCTTCATTAAGTCTACTGGACCAGTAATTTTAGAGTTCAGGTTATTATGTAATACACCAGTATAAGGTAGTGGACAGTAATAAGGGTCATCTGGGTCTTTAGGAGTATCTTCAAGTACTCCATCCTTAATCCAAATATCATTATCAATACGAGTTATCTCTCTAATTTCTGGCCACCATTCCCACTCAATATGAATATCACCCCTGTCTTTATTGAGAGTATATCCTTCAGGAACTTGCATAGTTTGTTCCATACCCTCTTCATCAATGAATGTAAGGAAACCAACTTTGTACCAACTTCTCCAGACATAATGTACTACTTCTAATTTATTGTCAGATACATACTCATCGTGGTTATCATTCAAATCCCAATCAGAGATGTCAGATTCAAACTCCCACTTATCATCTACCTGTGTTCTTGCTGCACTACCCTTACGACCTCTCTCATATAACATGTTAATCTCCTGTTTAGTCAGGTGGTCACCATATAGAGTTACTACTCTTGAAGGAGACATAAAGTCAACTGTTCTTGCCCATTCAGCATCATGAATGAAAATAAGGTCTGGGTCTAGGTCACAGTCAAACCTGAGAGGATTGATTACTCTCAAAATTGGATTCTTATTTTCAATACCTACATAATAAATCTCACGTCCTGAAATAAGACCATGCATCCACGCAGTCCTTTCCAGTTGTTTAATATGCAGTTTGCGGTCCAGATATCCTAAGATTTCTTTTCCTAATGTTTCATATGAGTCTCTGAAATCAGTCCTCATATACTTTTCAATTTCTTCTGGTGACATGATTTGCTGCTCAAGTTCCGCGAGCTGCTCTTCAGTCATATTTGGATTCTGCTCCATCTGTTCTTGCAGACGAGCTTTCTTAATCTCAGAGATTACAAATTGAGATACTAATTCAGCTTTCTTCTTAGAGAACTCAGAAATGGCTTCAGCATTAACTGCAGTCACTCTATTGTTACGAGGTCTCTTTAGAAGTTCCCCTTCCAAATATTTGATGTTATTGGTTAGGATTGGGAAACTTTGCATCTCTTCTGGCAGGTGAGCCTTTGGAGCAATACCATAAGGTTTTGTCACATATTCAAAGTCTGCCTGATTAAGGATACCATTTACTAAGTCATAGTTAACAGAATCCTTATCATACAAATAATCAAAGCTGGAGGTAGAGTCAATCTCCTGGGCTCTGGCAACGTGCCACCCTTTTGTCTTTAGTCCCTTTGAGACTCTCTCCCTGTACATCTTTGGTGTTTCTTTATTTTCTTGCATGTCTTTCTAATAATTGCTTGGCGATTGGATTGGTTTCAGTCTTTGCAACTTCCACCTCTTTGTATTCTTCTACGACCAACATTAGTTGGAAGAATGCCATCACACGGTCAAAGTTCCCATCCCTGTTGTATGCCTTCAGCTCCTGAATCAATCCTAAGGATGGAATTAAATCCATGTTGTATACCTTCTCTCCGTCTTCATTGTGTCCTCTTTCAGTCCACATCCAATTAAGAGCCCATTTCTCACAAGCAGCTTTCATCTTATCATTCATAGGTGAACCGTATGGTCTTGTCACCTTAGAGTTTCTAATAACCCTGCCTATAGCCGAATCTGGTTGATGCTCCAACAAGTGAAGCTTACCCTTCCTCTTAAAGTAAGAGATTACATCCTTTCCAATTTCATTCTCATGCATTATCTTGGCATTACCATAATACAGAGAAAGCTTAAGGGCAATCTCATTTATCTGGTCAGTATCTTCATACCTACCTGTATATTCTGCTACAATCTCATCGTATCCATACTCAAATTTCTGGAGACTCTTATACACATATATAGAGGCTAACGATTTAAATACTGACTTCCCGTTCACAATATCAAATTTAACGGGGTCATATCCTATCTTGTAAAGACTAGAAGGATATTGTTCCTCTGGTGGTGATTGGTATATTACCACTGCACCCTCAGCCTTTAC